TGCTTACTGTCAGCGTACCTGGGGTACCTGTTCCACCAGTGAGAGTCAATGTTTGACCTGCGGCGTATCCGCTTGTTCCTGCGGTGAAGTTAGTGATACCAACTACGCCCATGTGAACTGCTGTTGTTGCTGTTACACCACCTGGTAGTGTCGGAGCAGCAACAGTGAAATTTGGAATTGTGATGTAGGCATTGTTAACACCACCGATTGTGATACTGGCAATGCTTTCTCCATTGACAGTTTCAGATCCGAAATATGATTTTTTAAGAGGGCGACCCATTTTGTTTTCCTTTATAGTTTGCGGGTTCTAACCGCTACGCATGGTTGCATAAAACGCAGAATTGCGTTATACTTATTTATCTTTCTGCATTAGATTTACCATTATGGGTTTCCGCATGCCGAGCATACCATAGTGCAGATTTTGGCTTTTTCATATAGTCAAACGTTTTCCCTTTTAATTTTTGTCGTATTTTCTCTCGCACATATTCTGGTGTGGGACAACCTGTGCGTTTCAATCTCACTAATTCTGAGTATTCTTTCCGGAGACGATCATACACGATAGATGTCATTTTTACTCTGGAATGTAGATTCCCGCCTACGTTCATCATCCATAGAGCATAGACCATTTTAGCTCTATCCGTATTTTCTAACATCTTTGTCAGTAAGTGGTGACAAACATAATGTTCCTTTGCTGTTAAGCGCACAGTATTATCTTTGGTATTGTCTCCGCCTAAACTGCTAGGTATAATGTGGTGTTTTTCTGTATAGCCTGCGATTGTTCTATCCTTGGCCTTGTTGATGATTGCGGTATACCAATTGGTATACTTGTTATTGATAAATATCATCGCTGTGATTCCTTTTAAATCATAGAGCGAGTAGATGTTGGTAGCATCGTGATTCGCACCTTTTATACGCTGATGGTACAGCATAAATCTGCAGGATGCAGACGTATATTCTATTTATCGTTTGGGCACGAAAACTGATGTTAGGTACCAGTTGTCAGATGCGGCATGCCGAGTTCAGTGACACTGAATGGTGCTGCTGCGCCGTTAGCAATGATGTATGCAATGTAATTACCTTGTCCAACTAAGATGCTGCGTTCAACAGTATCAGCCGGAATGATTTCGCATGCGGTTATATTGGCCGTCACTGCGGAGTTGCCGATGTTAAACGCAATGGCGCATGTTGTCGTGGCAATTCGGACTTTATCAGTTGCGATTGGACCGAAGTTTGCTGTTCCGGCGCCTGGGGTTTTAATATATGATGACATGTTTGTTCCTTTATGTATTTATAGTCTGCCTACAGCCACTTCAATAACACCTGAGGTGCCGTTGAAGTCTTCCAGAGACTTTCCAATTATTGTTCCCATTAATGGGGTGTTAGTTGTTCTGGCGAACCCGTCTCCACCTGAGATTAGCATGTCGCCTTTGTGAATAATTCCTCTGACCTTGCAAGGTGCACGTCCTTGCAGAGCAATCGCAGAGACAAATACGCCCGGGCAAAGTGAATTCATAACGTAAGCCGGGTTAGTTGAGACCACGCCGGCTACTCTATTCGTTGCGTCTGATGCCAGAGTTACTTCCTTGGTGCCACCGAACTCAAGAACTGTTCCGGGGCCGTAGTCTGCATCAGCAGTATAACATTCAGCCAAGTCAGCGTATGTTGCGTTGAGCTTAGATCCGGCGCTTAATGACCAGTTACCTGTGATAGTACCTGCAGTTATGTTTGCCCCGCTTGTAAGGACTGTTGTTGTTACTGATCCGCCGGTAGTGACAGTTGTGGTCGACCCTGCTGTAATTGCGTATGTGGCGTTAGCGACAGTGCCAGAGACGTTAGCTCCTGCCACTGCATTTGCTGTACCTGCTGTTACTGCGTATGTGGCGTTAGCGACAGTGCCAGAGACATTTGCCCCGGCTACTACGTTGGCTGTTCCGGCGAATGTTACTTGACCACTGACGTTAGCTCCTGCCACTGCATTTGCTGTACCTGCTGTTACTGCGTATGTGGCGTTAGCGACAGTGCCAGAGACATTAGCTCCTGCCACAGCGTTTGCTGTACCAGCAAATGATACTGCACCACTGACATTAGCTCCTGCCACTGCGTTTGCTGTACCAGCAAATGATACTGCACCACTGACATTAGCTCCTGCCACTGCGTTTGCTGTACCAGCAAATGATACTGCACCGGTTACGTTCGCCCCGGGTATTGCTGTCAGACCAGTTGCTGCTCCGTAATGAGTTCCGGTTAAGTTCGCACCGGAGATGTTTCCTGTTGCAACGATCAACCCTGCTGTACCTAAATTGCCGACGTTTGCGTTGCCAGTGACCGAGATGACACCACCTGTTACTAAGTTGCCACCAGTTACATTGCCAGTTGCAACGACAAGTCCACCTGTTACTAAATTGCCACCAGTTACATTACCTGTTGCAACGATCAACCCTGCTGTACCTAAATTGCCGACGTTTGCGTTACCAGTGACACTCAACGTTCCCCCGGTGCTTAGGTTACCGGCGGCTGCTGTACCAGTTACTGATAATGCACTCAGAGTACCAACTGAAGTGATATTCGGTTGAGCAGCGGTTGTCACTGTGCCAGCTGTTGTTGTGTTACCCGAGACGTTACCTACTATGACGCCGGTAATCGTAACGGATGTTGCATTTGCGCTGATAGTCTGTGCACCAATATAAATCGTGCTGTTAGCCAAATACAGATCATTAAATCTATTGGTGTTGTTACCTAGATTATACGTGATGTTTGCGCTTGGGGTGATATGACCGCTTACAACTAGACCAGCTAACGTTCCCACTGATGTTACGTTTGGCTGTGCTGCTGTTGTCAGGGTACCTGTTAACAGAGTTGCGGCCAGAGCGCCAGTTGCCACATTGAATGACAATGCAGAATTTGATCCGTGCGAATAGTTACCAGTAGTGCTTCCGCTGACAAACGTCGGATAGAATGTTCCGGTTGTCTGTGCAGTAATTATGCTGTTGTCTACTACATTTGCACGGGCAACATAAAGATTCGGAACTAACGTGGTGCTTGACACTTGAATAGGGGTGGTACCTGTTGCCACAGTAGACACTACTCTAGTGGAGTTCAGGTTGCCTACGTTGGCGTTTCCGTTAACGGTGAATATTCTACTGGTAAAATCGAATGTTATGTTAGCATCGCCGGTGATGATGCCGCTGTTGTTGTATTGAATAGATGTTGTGGCGCCGCCGGCGCCACCTGCGCCACCTGTACTTAGTACTGCTGTTGCAATACCTGTGTTAGCTGTGTAAGAAGTCAGACCAGAACCATTTGCAGTAGTCAACAGAGTTAAATCATCATACAACGTCACATTGCCTGTTGTGGAATAGTTAGTTGCCAGTTTCAGATAAAAGGTATGACCATTGACGTTTCCACTGGCTCCTGCATCAAGAATAGTTCCACCGCTGATTGTCACTGCCTGTCCGTTAACATACGGCACCGTCGGATCAACTTCCATAGTAATGACGTTGCCGGTAGGGTTGTTAGTCAGGTTAGTAATAGTAGTATATAAAGTACCTTTGGGAGTCCAGGACAGATTGCCGGTGCCATCTGTTTGCAGCACGTAACCGATAGCTCCGGACGCTATTTTTACATTGCCAACATCGCCTAGATTAATTACGCCGCCGCCAGTAGAGCCTTTGTTGACCCAGTTGTTACCGTCATAAGACAGAACTTGTCCGGTCAAAGCGCCTGATATGTTAAGATTGCCTTCAGCACCGATGATCTGACTGAAGTTGACATTAGAGTATGAGGTCAGAACCTCAATGTTTTCGTTAGGGGATGACTTTCCGATGAACAGCCGTTTAGTATCTGTAGCCCAACCAAACTCTGCATCAGACAGTTGTGGTAAATCTACCAGGTTGCCTGACCGGTGCTGTAACTTTGAAATCTGAATTATGGCCATAGTATGATCTTCGCTTTATCATACTATTTATCTAATGTTTACAAATGAGTGTAGTATTTTTCGACTCTGGCCCACCACATGTCCGTGTATTTCTGAAATTCGGTGCCCTCTATAACGAATTCCTGATACAGGCAAGTAGGATCACACATGAAAATGACGCCCTTGCGAATTTTTGTGCCGTGTACTTCATCATGTGCCACAGCGTATGCAGCCAACTGAATGAAGTAGTCCTCGATCCACTCGCGCTTCTTGGGCTTGTTGGTCTGCTTGTGATCCATGATTGCTTCTGCACCCGAATGTATCCCGGCTAAGTCAGTTGTGCCGGCGTATATCTTCGGAAAATAGACCGGGATTTCAGTGCCCCAGAACTCATCACAGTTTACCAGACCCTGTTCCATAATGGTCTTGGCCATTGCATTGCTTTGTATGCTATACGGGTTGCTGCCAGGGGTGTTAAGGACTCCGGTCTTGATGAAATCTTCCAGATATTTGTGCATCCGAGTTCCACGACCGGCTGCTTCTGTGGTAATCTCTTGTGCTTTGGCCGGACCCATACGCTTGCGCCACTCATTGAGGGCCTGCATCTTCTCCGGCGGTGCTGTGGCCCCGAGGATAGTTGTTACTGACGGAAGTTTCTCGCCGTCGGGTGTGGCGTATTTTCTGGCACCGTCGATTGTTTCACGGCTGATGGGAACGTAGTTGAATTTGTTGGGAATGTACATCTATGTATTATAGATGATCGGAATCAATAAAGCAAGTTATTTGGTCGCACTGTGCGCCATCTGTTTGACTATTTTTTTGTTTTGTTCTTCGTCGTGTTCACCAGCTTCACCGTCGATTGAGCCTTGACCCTTAAAGATTACAGTGTCACCTTGAATGTTTTCAATAGAGTGATTGAGTGGTGGATTCTGAATCATATCATACAGATCATCTTTGTCCAGAATGACGTTGCTATTTTTAAGATATTGAAGCAGTTCTTCAACTGACCAATCAGGTTTTTCCTGTCCGGCGTCGATTGCGCTCTTTAGTTGGCCGATGACAGCAACTAAATTGATAAGCAACGGATCCGGAGAGGTAAACTCAAATAGCAGCATATTATCGCAGTGAACGACCTACGCCTGCAACTGGTGCAGCTTCAGGCTCTTCTGGCTCAGCTTCAGGGAAGTCAGTATCGCCGCCCATGTCATCACCACCAATGTCGTCCATGCCTTCGTCGCCCATTGCCATGTCGTCCATGCCTTCTTCGCCGCCCATAGATTCATCGTCAAATGCGCCGGTATCGCCTTGACCTGTTACTACGCCCAAAGCACCTTGTAGAGATGTCTTGGCCTGAGTCAGAGCACCAGTCAGTGCTGTCAGTGCTTCAGATGTTTGCTGACTGAACTGTTCAGCTTCGTTAACCCCAATCTCGCTTTGAACGGAGTCAATAAGCGCAGGCATTTCTTTTACAAGCATGTCGCTGACTTGTTCCAGCATCTTCTGAACCGAGTCGACCATGTCTTGAGCAGCCAGAACAACTTGAGATTTTTCAACCTCTTCGTTTTCAAACATGACTCTTGATCTTGGCATCGAGGAGAGATGTTGAGACAGCGCCTGTTCCATAAACACAAGTTTCAGATACGAGTGATTATTCTGGCTTCGGTGGAAGTTTCCAGATTGCTTTGTCTCAGCAACGAGGCTACGCACCCTTTGGAGCATAGACCGAGTCTCTGATGCAGTCATTCTTTCAAGGTTCAGAGGCATGTTGTAATGCTCTTTCAATGCTTTTTTAGCAGTGACGACCGAGGAGTAATTGAGTTCGTTTAATTTCATAGTTGTGATTCCAAAACTTATAATGTATTTATCTTTTTGTCTGTATTATGCGGATTTTCGTTCGAACCGTCTTTCTTGCCAAACTTTAGACTCGGTGACGTATCCATCTAATTCTTCCGTGATCATCTGCTTCTTGATACGGTCCTCATTCAACTTAGCAATATTGATCAACAGGTCTTCATCCAGTTTAGACTTCTTGAATAGCTTCTGGTGAATAAGAATATCAACTTCGATGCCGCCCAGTTTATTGTCTAGTTCAAGGATGCGTCTGGTCTCGTAGAACTTGTCACGTTTGTCAAAGATGCACCAGGCAGTGGCGTTTTTCAGCGAGTTAAAACGTAACAGTGTATCAGAACAGTTGGTAGTCACTGCGTACTCACCCGGAGTCACTTTTCGGATAACATATTTGTTAAACAACTGGTAGCTTCCGTCAGACTCCTGATAGATTACAAGATCCTGCAGTGAGTTGAACTCCGCAGCAGGTATCATTTTTTGAAGTTTATCAAACGGGTTTTTCTTTTTAGCCATTGTCGGTCACCTTAAAGTATATGTTTCGTAGCTCGTCAGTTGTATCAAGGAAAGCAGGCAGCTTGTCCCATTCTGTGCCACATTTAATCATCGGGACCATGTCGCAATCGCTATATAGGGCACCCAGTTCAGAGATTCCATTGTCAAATACGCCGGTGTGATGCACATCAAAGTCAAAGGACCAACAAGGATAAACTTCTTCTGCTTGCTGAGTAAACATGAAACCAAACTCAGTAAAATTATCAAACTGTATGTCAGTTTTTGTCGGAAAGTTTACTACTTCGGGTTGTGATCGTAGCGAGATAGATTGTAGGACCGTGTCAAAGTTGCATTGAGTGTTTCTTTGCTGAAGCCATTGGCTCATATCTTCACCGTCGCCGGGCCGAGACCGGTTCATCACGCCAGTCTGCGTGATATCAAAAAGCGTGTAACATGTAATTCTAAAACTCATATGCTATTTATAGAGGAAAAAAAACCCGAGATTAATTCTCGGGTTCTTTCAATCAACTAATTGATTAAGCGACTGCTAACTTGAAGCCGACATCGGTCACGTCCGCTAGGTGCAAGTCAAAGTTGTTTGGACCAACTGTTGCGCCCATTAAGCGAATTTGTGTCTCTAATGTAGCAGCAGTGTAAGCACCGACTGGATAAACAGCAACGCTAACTTGGGTGTTAGTAACAGAAACCTGATACATCATCACAGTTGCGAGTTGTGCAATGTTTTGCATCAACAGAGAAACCATTTCACCAACGCCTAATTCAGCAGCTGGAGAAGCCTTCACATCGATTCCGAAGAAGTCCATTGCTGGACCGATGAAGTTTGTGTTTGTGCCGTTACCGACTGCTAATGTAGCTGCTGGGATAGGACCGTTTTGTGTGTCGATTGCAAATACTGGTTGTGCATCGCCGTTAACTCTTGTAAAGACTGCCATGATAATTTCCTTTAAATGTTTGCGCTCATGTAGATCGCATAATACTATTTATGCCTTATGGCAAAAAAGGGCGGTTTACGAGCAAATTGATAAATAAAAGTGAGAGCCGCGAGTTTGCACCTCCGCCCCCTCTAACACTTTCAAGGAGTATCAGCATGACTATTTATCTATACGTCAAGACCCACAACATAACAGGTCTTAAATACCTAGGACAGACTAAAAAAGAAGATCCTTTCTTATACCAAGGTTCCGGGAAATATTGGAAGCAACACATCAACAAACACGGGTATAATGTTGATACTGCTGTTCTTTTTGAGAGTGATTCCATGGATGAGATAGCGCATTGGGGTAAATATTACTCTGCCCTATGGGACGTAGTTCGAAGTAATGAGTGGGCTAATCTTAAACCTGAGGTCGGAGCACATGGATGGACCCCACATTTCGGTTCTGAACACCCCATGTTCGATCATACCATTTATCACTTCATACACGACGATGGCACGGAAATACAATGCACAAGGCAGGATTTTATACAAGAATTTAAGTTATCCGCAGGAAACGTTCACACCCTGATCCACGGCAGTTGGATAGTATATAATGGCTGGCGTCTTTATAAGAACAAAGATATCGATTATAGAAAGTTTAAGAGTATGACGAACGGCAGATATGACCACACGGTATACAAGTTCAAACATGAATGTGGTATAACCGAGTGCTGTACTCAGCGTGAATTAAGATTTAAGTACCCTGAATTACGACAAGGTCATACTTCTGCTCTGGCCAGAGGTGATAGAAGAAGTTATAAAGGATGGCGATTGTCTACCGCTGACCCTGCAGGTTCTGTCGGCTGAAGCCCATTCTGTCCACGAATTTCAGTCCATTGCTGACGAATCCTTCGTGTGTTTCAGTGCCGTCTTGAAGATAACCCTTGACCGGAGAATTTTCTGCTGCTTTGTTCAGTTGAGCAACCACGTTCATTTTCAGCTTGTATATCTCAATCCAAATGATGAACGCTCCGACGAGTCCTTCTTCATTCTCATGGAAGTGATTCGACAGTTGCATCTCCATGCCACCCGGGTTCTTGTTTTTATTCTCAAAGTGTTCCATGAAACCCTTGACCAGATTGTTCAGGTCGCCGGCGACGATCTTCTTATTGACGTATGTAGTGAACAAACCGTTGAATGCCGGGCGTGATTGCGGAGCCTCATTCATCATTCTGTCTACAGCCGGGCCGTATCTGGCGATAGCAGCATTTACATTTTGAACCAGAGTAGGATCAACCTGTAGATTGGGTTTAGTTGGCATTGCGCTTGGCACAATTGCCACGTTAGAGTCATTCTGTAACTGCCCAATCGTTCCGTTCAATGGCTGTGCCTGATCAGTGGTTTGTGCATCAGGAGATAGCATCTGATGGACAGCTACTCCGGCGGCCTTTCCGGCCATAAGTTCACCTATCTCGCTGTCAGCCTGAACAGTGTATGTAATTCCGTTCGGATTTGCTTTGAACTGATACAGCCCGTGAGAGTTTTTCTGCAGAGGTTTGCTGAATAGCAGATCACCCCAATAGTAACCCGGGGCAGTCTTAGACGCGCGGTCAAGTCCCGGCCAAATTTCATTGATAAGACGATGCAGGTCAGATCGATCAACACCGCGGGCCAGATCATATTGCCTGAACTGTTCAGGGCTGAATACGTTCCTACCGGAGCCGTCTTTCTTGTTGAACATGTGCTTGTCCATGATGCTGAATCGTCCGTTGCCGTTGCGTCCGAAGATCAGAGCAGGATATCCATCCCACTTAATAGTCACTGTCTTTGGATTACGCACAGTCTTAACAATAGCATCAAGCGCACGTTTAGCTCCGGACGACCCACCTAGAAAGATCAAATCTTCAGGGTGGTCTAGGTGACCCTTATCTTCTTTAAGGGCGATTGTCTTTAGTTTATTAACAAGTGACGATAGATTCATTTTGTCAGATCAGTTGGTATGATGCGACTAGGACTAGCCGCCTGTGTGTCTCTAGATTTCTTTGATGCGGCATACAATGTGTTGCCCAACGCGGTTAATGCAGCCGCACCTTGATTGGTGCCGTACGTCTGTTCAACCGCTGAAATTTGTTTCTTAATAAGGTCCTTGACAGCAGAGATGTCCACCGTGCCACCTTGTCCGTACCATGATCCAGGTCCCATATATGCACTTACCATCTTGAGCAGAAATTCACCGATCGTTTGAGTTTTTGCCGGCGGAGTAGGTTTCAGTGTCGGTGTTGCAACTGGTGCCGGTCTCGGCGTGACTGCTCGTTTGAACGGGCGCGTTGGCTTAACCATTGCTTCCGGTATGTTTGTTCCGGACGATATCGTGCCATTTTGTATTCCGGTGCGTATTCCATCTTGTGCAGCCTTCACGAAGTCTTTGACGAAAGTGCTGACAGTAGAGTGTTGTCCACCGATAAACCCTCGGCCGAATGCACCGGCGCGCTGACCAATTGCACCCATTACTGCTCCGCCGGTCTTTAGTATATTACCCCAACCCTCTGTAATCTCATTTACTTTCATTGTTCTTCCTCAATGATTTCGCAAACCGAGATTGGTCTCTGCTTTTAATAGCACCGAGCAATTTTCGTTCTAAAACTTCACATTGCTCGACGGTATAATGCTTGCTGATCATCTCCAGCAGATTGATAGCACTTGTGATGATATTATTAGCCCTTGATTCAATGACATGTGAAGTATCACGATTGACACTGATGGCTTCTAATTCTTCCAGTAGGCTTTTGGTTTTGGGTTGCATCAAGTATTTATCATCTATGCCGTTTTCTTCAAAGAATTCAACAGAGATTTTAACTTGGACCCTTGTACATCTGCCACCACATGTTTACCCCATGGTTCTACTTCTGCCAGCTGTGACACATCAGTAAACGGCTCCGGCTTCACTCCGGTGATTGTTTCTAACGGTGATGGAGTCGGTGCTGTCTGTGGGCGATAACTTGATTCATCTTCTCCACCACCGTCATCAGTAATACGGAGTGTTTCCACGTTAAATTGTAACTCAATCTTCTGACCAACCCCAGATGAACTACGAGTTTTCATCAGTTGTAATTGATACTGCCCACGCTCACGCATTGCCCTGCTGGTGAAGATACCCATGACATTATCTGCTGTGTTAATCTTACTGATACCACCTGAGATGTGACTGTGATCGAATTCGATTTCTTCGACTGCCGATCTGTTCAATTGCGATGCTGTCACAAACAGAACATTCAATTCCTTGGCCAGATTACGCAATTCTTCTGCAACATATTTGTCCTTGATGAACAGATTCTCCGGTGACACTTTCACCGAGACCGGCATGATCAGATCCAGATAATCTACGCACAAATAGTCAACTTTGACTCCTGTTTGAATCATCAACTCTTTGCAGTATGCCCGAATGTCATTCACATTAGACTGTGCAGGCATGTACTTGATACGCATCTTGCCTGACTTCTTCGCCATCATCTTGACTTTCATCTCCACATTGTCAATGTCCTTGAAGATGTTTCGTGAAGATGTATCGGTCATCATTGAGTCGATACGCATTGAACAGAGACCTTCGGCCAATTCTAATGTGATGTATGCTCCGTTGAATCCTGCTTGTGACCAATTGACAGCAAGATTTTGCAGGAACAAACTCTTACCAGAACCAGATCCACCGGCGAAGATTTGCAATTCACCCCTGTTGAAGCCACCATATAGTGCCCTGTCCATAGTCGGCCATCCAGTGCTGTTCTGTCCGTTATTTGTTTTCAGCGCCAACAATCGTCCTCTGGGGTCAGCAAAGTAATCAGTGCCCATATCTTTTTGCAGACTAATTTGCACGGCGTCTTTAATCAACTTTTCGACCGGAGAGAAGTCCCCGCCCTTTTCAAGCAAGTCAGCACTCTTCAGGATTGCTCGTTCAAGTTCTTGCTTCTTGGTGAATTTTTCAAACTCGTCAAGGAACCAGTCGTAATGTCCCTCGTTCAATTCTGGGATTGGATCTATGTCCAGACCGGTCAATGCTTTGATCTGTGTTGAATCAGGCAGCACATTATATTTCTCACCATGCTCTTTGAACATCTCGGCAACTGGTCGCAGAGACTTATCGAAGTTTGCGGCGTTCATAATGTTTGCCACTCTGGTATACAACTCAGCGTTGGTGATCATCATCCGTAAAAATAATGTCTGCACCTCTACGGTGTATTCTACCTGTTTAACTTCCTTTTTGTAATCTTTTGACAATTTTATTCCTTTGAATTTCGATCTTAATTTTTGATGAAGTTGCCGCTTCTAATATGCTTAACAACGTCGGCAACTTCCCATATTCTACTACTGCGTCATTCACATCCTTGATGTGAGGTTCCCAATCAGGGATGCTGACGCTATATCCTAATTCTAATGCACGTTCGCATATTTCCATACCAGTCAAATCTCTGTCTGGTACCACTATAATTCGTCTGTTCAATTGTGCCAGTAACTGGGCCTGATCCTCATTGATCGTGTTATGTGTGAGGGCACAGCCGTTGATACTCAGCGCATCAAATATTCCTTCGACCAATATACATACTTCCCAGTCTGGTTTCTGAAAGTCGTATCCGAATACATACCCCGGTTGTTGTTCGTTGAGATATTTCGGGGTCAGTGTATCTAAAAATCTACTTGTCTGTCCGACAATTCTGTTCTTAAATGTATACGGCACGATTACTCTGTTGCGGTATCGTCCCGTCATTGAGGGAGTAACCATGAAGGGATACTCTGCTGGGTCAATGTGCCGTTTTAGAAGATAGTCAGCATAGTGTTGGTGGTCGGGATTTGTTTGGTCCAGTAGAACTGCCTCTGCGGGCACCTTAAATTCTTTGAACGTTATCTTTGATTTATGCTTCCGCGTGTGTGTAAAGTCTAACAAGTCTTTACGTTGCAGAGACTCAAGTGACCATCTTTGAATTTGTTCAGTGTCTATCCCACACCAATTAAGCAACTTGGATGTTTTTGTATTGATGCTTCGACCCATGGTGAACGAGCAACTGTACCCACAGTTAAAACAATGGTAGACCCAATTTGTCTGCCCGTCGAACTTGATGCCGCCGCGCATCCTTCGGTCAGATTTATGCCCTTGATGGCTGCAACAAACCGCGTTGAAGCTGTTCCAACCGCTGGTTGTCGTTTTCTTTTTACCGGGGATTACTGTCAGGATATCAAACATCTATAGTAGTATAACACCTACTACGGAAAAAAGCAAGACTTATCTTGCCAATATGTTTGTCACTGCACCACAGTTGCTCAGATATTCAACACGGATGTACGGGTGAAATCCTTTGATGGTGTAGCCAATTGTGTTTCCTACATTCGCATATGAGAAGGTGTCAATGACATACCAATCTGCTGATTCAATAACAGATCCTTGAATGGAAACATTACCGTAGTACCCGTTGTATGTTGACTGAATGGTGAGTACCGGATTATCATTCGTGGTCAACACACTGGAGAAGTATGTCTGTCCCGGTGAGTTAGCATTAGCCACGTTAGAGATATTCGGGAACGGTTGACCTGTCGGGATAGTAACTTGATACGACGGCACGAAGCTCGGTAACACTGAGTTAACAATGAACATGTCACCTCTGGCTCCGGCGTTCTGATCAACGAACACGGGCAGACCCAGACCGTTGACAGGAATCTCCAGAGAGTAAGAGCATTTCTGTGCCGCAATATTCTCAAGGTCCGCAGCGTTCAAGGTAAGCACAGCAAGACCGGTTAGTGGCAGCAACAGATCAAGTGCCTTGTTGAGTAGCACAGCAGTTCCATCAGCGTTGATGATTCGACAGGTAATCTCGGCCCCGGTTATATTGGCTTTCTTCTGCTCCTGATTCAGGAATTGAAATTGAATTTGGTTGTCCACCCCGCGGTGCAAAGTAAGTGGTTTGGAATATTGTGGCACGAAAGACCTTTCTGAGTTGCCAGATAGCAAAACAACTATCTGTCTTTGAGTATATAGGAACACTTGTGTGGAATACATGTAGTATTTATCAATCCGGAATAAATAATAGTGTAGTTCGCGGGACGGGAATCCCCAACTACTCTAACGCTTTTGAGGAGCAATCAGCATGACTATTTATTCACGGCGCAATACGCCAGACGGTTTCTATGTATACGCCTATTTGCGAAAAGACGGCACACCTTACTACATAGGTAAAGGCACTGGAGTCCGGGCATGGATCAGTCACAGAATCAAAACTCACGATTACTATTTCAAAGGGGTCAATACTCCCGGGCCTGACAGAATTATCATTCTTGAATCTAACCTCACTGATGTGGGCGCACTGGCACTTGAACGACGAATGATTAGGTGGTACGGCCGAAAAGATATTACTTACACTGATGGAACTATTGGTATTCTACGCAACATGACAGATGGAGGTGACGGAACAGCCGGGGTCTCTCAAACTCAAAGCTGGCGCGACAAAAAATCCGGGGACAATCATTATAGTAAAAAACCAGGATACACACATATTCATTCAGGCAGAAATAATGCGGCATATGATAGCACAGTTTATGTCTGGGAACATATAGAAACCGGCAAGATAGAAAAATTACCCAAGTATGAATTTAGACAGAAGTATGGATTCAGTCAGCCTCTGGTCAGCAATCATGTCAATCGTCTTTCAAGTAAGTCAGTTAAAGGGTGGCGCGTATTAAGGTAAACTATTAAATAGAATATGATTCTGCCCGATAAATAAACTTAATGTCTGCAAACGAATTTTTCCTACGCCTCACTGTAAACCACCCCTTTATAACCATCGTCAGCTATGCCGGACAGGACTATGTAGGAATTGTGCAGAATCGTGATGATGTGGTAACCACAATATATGACTACGGCTCTATACTTGACGGCATGATGAAAGAAAAGTTCCTGTCTCTTGGCGACATATGGTGGTGGGAATCGAACAGACTAATCCCGATCAATCTATTTCTTAAAGATGACTGGGCACCATTCAAACCGTATATCAGAACGTTCAACAACAAGAGTTTAATTGTACTTCACGGTCCGGTCTGTAGCATGACTGAACTGACTAAACGAAGATCAAAGCGAAGATCCATAACTTTAGTCAGACGCATGCCCTGAGAGCAGATTCATATGAACGATCACCAGATGTGCATACCCAACTGAGTGACTCTTTTTAAAACTATATCCCCCGTCAGCATCTTTCTCCCACACTTCTTTGGCAACTTCTTTCCAAGTCTGCCCTATTAGGTGCTTCTTCGCCGGCCTGATCAGAGCCAGAAACATTGCCAATCTGGGCACACTGTCAATTGGCTCAGGCATACGCTGTATAGAATGAAAGTGATTGCTTAGGTGAATCAACTCCGAGACAAACTTGCTGTCATTTAACAGCGACCAATTGGGCTCACGCATCAGATATTTCAAATGTGCCTCATCGCGCACTTGATTGTAAACATGCACATTCAACAGATCAAGTTTAAAGTATCCGCGCTTCTCTGCTTTAGAGTAGTCTATCGAGGCCATATCCAGTACTGGATCGTAAGGAACGTCTGTGATATGCACCCCGGTAGAGTGTTTACGCATCGGCGAAACATGACGCATCGCCGCCGGAATATGCCGGATGTGTTCCAGCAATTGACTGCGGTCTGCAAAGTCAATGTCAACGTCGCCTTGAAATTTCACGGAGGGGTGACTCCAGCTTTGATCAGTCGTTGATATGCTTTCTGAACAATGAATGCCTGACGCGCTGCATCTTCGGATGCTTTGTGAGTGGTGACATATCCGTCGTCTTTAAGACTTACGCCGGTCACATCAAATAGAGTTCTGGTATCTCGCACTGTATGGAACAACCATGGTTCACTCATGCCAAGAGATGCCCACGATGTTTCCATCGCAACAACGTCAAACGCCGCGCCATGACTCCATACGTATCCGCGGTTCCAACAGAACTTATAGAGTTTCTCCATACACTCTTTGAACGGGATACGATCACGATCACCCAGTGCTTCTTCCTGCGCAGCAGCGGATTGATTACCCCACCACCGAACAGTGTCATCATTGATAACTCGTCCCAGTTCAAGTTGATCTTCCATCGTCGGTCGAAGATCAATCTTCTCAATGATGCCTGTTCCCTTAGGATCAAAGATCACTGCGCCTATTGTAAGTAATACGCAAAACGGGCTTGTGTCAAGCGTTTCGCAGTCGATCATAATATGTTGTGCCATTATGTTGCTTTCTTCTTTCGTGTCAGCGGAGCTTCTCGTCTGGGCATGCCGCATCGGGCGCAATAGCATTGTGCTGTTGATACTCTGCCGCGCTCATATTCTTCTTCAAACAATTCCCAATTTGTCCACTGATGCCAACCCAATCTGCATTTCCAAGATTGTACTGGCTCCAGATCCTTCAAGGCGCGCCATGCATTAAGTTTGGTGTGCTTTTCAGTTTTCATTCTTTCCACATTTCATACATTACTTGAAGCCTAATCTCCCATATGTCTATTATAACATTTCCTAAGTGAAAAGTAAAGTCCCACCCTTCACCTCTTTGCCCTAAGTTTCTACGGAGCCATTT